ATTCGACTTCTGTCCCCGACGACTTCACCGCCAACTTCAACTTTCATACCCTACTGGACCGACTTTGCTCATCGTTCGTCACTTTCGTGAAGACCTGGACAATCCCAGGCTCGGCACTCATCTACTATCTTACTTATTGACGTCTTAGTATCTATAGGTCCCTTTCCAGGGCTTTAGTCGATATCGCGCGGATGGCAGCATATCGAGACCGATTATTTGGTACTCCGAACGGGTTTCGATCCCGCTTCTCCGCCTTGAAAGGGCGGCGTCCTAGCCACTAGACGACCGGAGTATACGATATCTTTAAGATATCTTAATTCTAAGCTCGCGTCACGCAGAGGCAACACCGACCAATTTGGCAACGATGAGCTTAGAATTAAGATACCTCGGCGACTCAAGCAATTAAGCACGATTCGTTTTATCCGAGGTATCGCAATGGTGGCTTTCGCCACCGAATGCAGTTAAATTGTGTAATGAAGTTTCGTTCATTAAATTTGCTATTAGGATGCTTCGCACATTACGCTGAACACAGTCCTCACGGATACTGCGACTAAACAACTCACCCTTTCGGGCTACCCTTCAACCTTAGGACGGCTGACGATCAGTGATCTGAACAGTTTCACCTCAGCCCCTCAGTTTGATATGAGTGACCTACCATTCTCACTCAATGAGTGAGACAGAACCTAAACATTGCAATTTTAATGAACTTATCGAAAGGGTTACGATGAACCCGCCGATACTGTTATTATAACCTAAGTCATAATAAAAGTAAATTAAGAAGTTAACTAGAAACCAGTGAATCAGCACTTACGTCCGACGCTTAATTTCCAGCTAACTTTTTAAGGAACTTTTTAGGAGGGGCTCGATGACCCCGCCGATATATGAATTATAACCTATTGAAGGATAAAAGTAAAACAGCCCCTGAGTTTCCTGAGGGGCTGGGTAGAATTTGACTTTTCTGTCTTACTTCTACCCGTCCCAGCCTTCATTAATCGTATATCCCACCGGCGCGTGCTGATCATTCAGCCACGAGACGAGTGTCTCGGTTGATGTTTGTAGGGGCATAAAGGATTTATTCATAGTGAATTTATTTAGGTGTTTTAGATTTCTGATTTCCAGAGGATCATCAGAACTTGAATGTTTCGGCTGCAATAGCACGACCAGTCTTCGTTTTATCGAATAGAGGGATATCACGTTCTTTTGGCACGGCGGACTTCACGGCAACAGGAACCTGATTGATGTTGAACTGAGCCGAAGCTTCCAGGTCATAGAACTGCATCTTCGACTTATCCAGACCGAGTACAAACTTCTTCTTTTCACCGTATCGGTTCTTCAATGTCTTGACTAGAATCTGGTTCAGGGCTTCCAATTCTTCGGTTGCAATGAAACCAAAGTATCCGTCCAATGTGTGAATGATACCCATAGAATCCGCAGTATCGCTCATGTCCACATCGGAGTTGTCATAGCCGCCTCGATTAAACTGAGCGCCTGTCAGGACCGCAACATCATATTCAATAGCAAGACTTCGCATTTCCTCAGCCACAGCCTTCAGGAACGTGTAGGAATTAACCGATCCACCCATACGCATGCGTGCACTGGCGAACAGACCAAGGTAGTCTAGACAGATTACATCAGGCTTGAAATTCTGCTTGATCTTTAGCTCTTCGATCAGTCCACGAATATGACCAGCATGGGCGATCGTAGGAGGATATTCCTTAATGAACAAACGACCGACCGTCTTCAAGGAGATATTGTCTATCTTTGTCATGAAGATATCCTTCTGAAGATGCTTCAGGTCTTTGACTTTGACATTCATCAGATTCGCGTCGATACGTTCACCGATACGCTCCTCAGCCATTTCACCGGTGACATATAGAACGTTCATCCCACGTGTCAGTACACTAGCAGCCGTATGGGTCATCAGAATCGACTTACCACCACCTGAAACTGCACCGATACAGTACATCGCCTTCCGACGCATACCACCATCAGTCACTTCATCTAGAGCCTGTAAGCCGAACGGTATCTTAGCATCCTCACGGTTATATTCTTCCCACCGTTCACCCGCGTCTAGCAAGTAATCGTGACCGACCGATGAGTCGAACGATACTGCTAGTGCATCCTGTAACAGCTTAGGAATAGCATCTTCCGTGAGATTCTTCTTGTCCTTCTTTTCTAGGATCTGGATAGACTCTAGGATAGCAAGATAGACAGCACGCTTCTTACAGAACTCTTCTGTCTTTTCAATCAGCCAATCATGGTTCGTACCCTCGTTCTCTGATATCTCAGTAACGACAGCTTCAGCCGAAGCTAATTCTGCATCGGTGATATCTGACCTGGAACGCAGCTCCAGGTTGATCACTTCCGGTGACGCAGGGACACCGTGCTTGTCAAAGAACTTTACTTGCTCTTCTAGGATAATTCCTTCGACCCGTTCTTGAAACAATGCTGGCTTTAAGAACGGGATTACGACCCGCGAATATTTCTCCGAATGCAATAGGTTAGAAAGTATCGACAGTTCGATGCGATTCATTAAGATTCCTCAGGGTCTGTTCCGCCGGTATAGATGACTTCTTGCCGTTCAATTTGATCCAGTAGCATTGAGTACAACACCTCGGCGATCGCATTTTCAAATTTCTGTTTCATTTCATCTGGGACTTGAACTCCAGCTGGTAGGACCAGATATTGAAAGTGCATGACCGGCTCTTCAGCGTCGGTGTTGAATGTTACCTTCTGATACTGGTATTTTACCCCGGCATATGTCCCAGACCTAATAAAGATTGATGTCTCCTTGGAAACTTCATCGAAGAGGACCTCGAAATCCTCGAGCTTTTCTGGAGCGCTGGTTAGCTCTATGTTATCAATTATTCTCATCATGCACTTTCAATTGCAGCATCCATATCCTCATCGGACAGGAGTGCACCGTTGCTGACTTTGTAGTTCTTCATGATCCACTCATTGAAGCGCGGGTTGCGCAGGACTGGGAGCCAGAAGGCTTCGTTGTCGGTATCAGCTGCGCGACACTTCTTCGATTCAACAACACCGTCCTCGTCCACTCGGCTGTACCAACCGTTGCTAGGCTTCAGTACACAACCAGAATCCAATGCCATTTCTAGCAGTCCGGCGAAGCGTGACATTCCACCTTCGAAGTTGACAACAATTGGAATAGCCGACTTCTCACGCACATAGCGAGACTTCTCGATACGGATTGTGAATTTGTATCCAGCCAGTTCAGAACCGTCTTTCTCTTGTGACCGACCGACCAACCAGACCTGATCACTCGACAACATGATACCAGTCCCACCCGAAACGATTGCTTTAGGGAACATGTCCATTGTCATGTAGATATGGGCGATCTGAATCAACGGAATATCCAGGATACGCAGGTGAGGCGTGATGATACGGTACAGACCCTTGATGAACTTAGCACGCGTCATATCAGAGACAGACTTTCCGGCTTCAGCGTCATCAACTTCTTTCTTGGAAGCGAGGTTACCGATGGAGTCGATCATGATCACGACCTTATCACCACGATTGATAACTTCCAGCTGTTGCATCAGGTCGAACTTGAGTTCTTCCAAGTTGGTAACAGGAGTGTGAATAACTCGCTTCGGGTCGATGCCGACCGAGGTGAAATATTCCTTCGGTGAACCGAATTCCGAATCATAGAACAACAGGACGGCTTCCTTATGCTTCTTGAGGTACGCTGATGCCATGATAAGACCATACATCGACTTGAAGTGACGCGACGGACCAGCGATGGTAAGGATACCAGACTTCAGACCGCCCGTGATTGATGCAGACAATGCAATGTTGATACCAATGACTTCTGTCGCGGTTTCATCGACGTCATTGAATAACACAGAATCTTCAAGCACCGAAGTGATCTTGATTGTGCTTGCCTTCTTGATTTTATCTAATAGACTCATAGGTTTTCCTTTACGATTGTCTTAACGAATAATCCTTAGCTCTTCACCGATGCGTGGCTCGAATGGCAGCACGACTACTGTATCACGACCATCCGGGAAACGCGCAGTGACGCGATACCCGTTGATTACCATTTCTCGAGCGTACACCACGCTGCATTGCTGCACATACTGAATAGACTGAGTGGAGTATGTACGGGTCGGTTGAGCCCATTCATATCCCGTGATAGCACCCGCCACTATTGCTACATCTCGACCGGTTCCTTTACCAAACTGCGAACCGACCACCGCTCCAAGGATTGCTCCTGGTACATTTCCATGTAAATTCCGACGTTCCTCGAATTGTTGGGTGACAACCGGGACAGTTCGGCACTCCTGCCGGGGGAATTCAGCCGCAACGTAGTTAGGATAGACTGCCTTGACAGTCACATATTCCTGAGCGTATGCGATCGGGGACACGAGCAAGAGGGCTAAAATAGTTTTCTTCATGATTGAATTTTACCTCATTTTTGAGGTTTGACAAATAAACTTATCCGAAGAAGTCCTCGAGAGAGCTTCTTTCCTCTACCGACCAACCCAACGGGCTGATAATCCCATCAATTGCGTCACAGAATGTCTTCTGGAACTGTAGATCATAATCCACATACTTGTGGAGACCAAGTTCTTTTGGCAATACAGCGTCCACAGGCCAGGCGATAATATTCTGCTGAATTGTGTTGGGTACTTTCAAGTAGATGAACTTGATTTTATTACCCTCTTCGATCAGTTCGTACTTATCCTGCAAGCCAAGTTTCATGATCAAGTCATTATACAACAAAACAGCGCGAACTTGGATAGGTGTCCCGGTCTTGAACACAGAATTCACATCAGCATAGTTTTCCAAGTTGTTAGCACCACGCGGGAAGGCTATCTGCTCTGGTGTCATAGCCATGAAATCAGACCGGACTTTTGCAATGTACTTCTGAGTTGTCGCTTCATCACCGTCGAAGATAGTTTCCAACGAATCACGCAAGTATGTCTGAATGACCTTAGGAGTCGAGCTACGGACCAGTTCAAGACCCTTGACCTTGAACTTTGGCTTGGAGTAGGTGACACCTTCCGATGAATACACACGGCAAACGTATCGCTTCTTACCGACGAAGATAACCTTGTCAGCCGCAATTTCTTGCTTGAAGAATATCTTACGGTCATACACGTTCAGACCGTCGGATACCTTTTTCGCAATGATGTTGACAAGCCTTTGCAGGTGATCGACCGTCAACTTTTCTAATGCATTGATACGGGTCAACACCGGTGCATCAGCCCCGAGGTATTTGTTTATGACAGATTCCATAGTGACATATGCAGAGTCGGTATCAGCGTAGATCAAGAACTTACCATCTGGTATCTTAAACGTTTCGGACAGCATGCTATCAAGGTCGCGTTCAATAGACCGAAGGTAAAGCTGACCGGTCATTGTAATAGATTCAGCAACGTCCGGGCTGTAGAACCTGAAGCCTTTGTTAGCCATACCACCGTAGAGACTATTCAACAGAATTTTGTAAGCCATCTGTTCATTATCAAGTGCAGCTATACGAGAAACGAATTGAGTAGCTTCCACTGTTTCATGATCACCAGTCTTTTTCAAGCCTTCATATATTCCTTCAATACGCAGCATCTCATTCTTAACATCCTTACGCTTGCTCATCATACCCGATACAATCCTAGGAATCATACCGAGAGACTTCTTAGTGTAAGTCGCACCGTTAGCACCCATACAAACGTCTGGGTCACTATTCGCATATGTACCAGCCAGGCATATTTCAACGTTGCTGGTGAGAACACCCATGAATGTTTGAGGGCTGATGTTCAGCGTTAGCATCATACTTGGATACAGAGCGGTCGCGTCAATTGAAGCCACATCATGATATACACCAGGAACCGGTTCCTTGACATACGCACCTTCAATCGTACCATGGTCGCCGCCAGATGACCTGCGTTGCGGCAGAACTACATTATGTGTCAGTTGCTCATTACATAGGATAGCATCCCATGTCTTTACAGGTGAATACACGTCTTCATAGTTGATATGGGCTGTGTATGCGATAGTCAATGCCAGTTCAATCAGCCGCATTTCAGCGTCGAGTTCAGTGACTAGAACGCTGTCGATAACGTTATACTCCACGAACTTTTCCCAGTGATTTTCGTAGAAGTCTTCGAATGAATCACCGGGATTTTCCAGCTTAGTCCTACCGAGTACGTCTTGAGCGATAGCACCAAGACCCCAGCTCTCACGTGGCTCGAATGTATACTTCTTCATCAGGGACATCAAGTCGAGGACCGCGACACCAGCAATCTTGTATTTGATCTGCTTGTTGCCTTTGTAGTTTTCAAGCTCGAAGTCGACGTTGCCCCATGGAGATAGCTTCTTAACCTTTTCAGCACCGAGTACCTGAGTGATCCTGTTGATAAGATA